TGTCTATGATCTTACACCACAGGAAAGAAAACTGCATGATGAAGAAGTCAAGAAACGTCAAAGGCAATGTTCCAAGCGGTGGAAGCAAAACAACCTTGAACGTTATCGAGCAAATCAAAAGCAATATCAACAGGAATACAGAGATTTATTGAAGGGGCTTAAACAAGCATGATTCATTACATATATGAAGATGACATTGGCAGCGTGGAACTTATTGACCACATGGGAACGGACAAGAGTGCGGTTAATGCTGCTAGGGTATCTTTCCTAAAAGACAGCAAGGGCAAAGAGCTAACAGCCAGAGATAAGAACCTTATTAACTTCTTGGTAGGTCATAAGCACACTTCACCTTTTGAGCACATGCAAGCAACATTCCGTTGCACAGTTCCCTTGTTTGTTAGAAGTCAGGTAATGAGACACAGAACTTTTTCATATAATGAAGTGTCTAGACGGTATACTGCAGACAATCTCCAATTTTGGAAACCACAGGTCTTTAGAGGTCAAAGCAAGTTAAACCTTCAATGTTCAGAAGGCACTACGACGGAGCAAGAAACTTGCCATGATCTTTTTCACCAATCCATAGTTGAATCATTAAGGCACTATCACAGCTTGCTTGACAAAGGGGTAGCAAGGGAGATTGCAAGGGCTATCCTACCACAAGCCCTATATACTACCTTTTACATGACAGGTAGTGTTCATAATTGGGTGAAGTTTTTAAAACTACGTCTTGATGAACATGCACAGATTGAAACACAGTTGATGGCTCAAGCAATCAAGCAAGACCTTCTTGAGCTTTACCCCATGACTATGAAGGCCATGATGGGAGAAGATAATGGATAATAGAACAGGAAATACAGCAACATGTGCGCGCGTAGTTACTGAACTTGCAGAATTAAGCAAGCGATTAAAAGAGAAGGTGATTCTTGAAGGTGACTTGGCAAAAGAGAGTCAAGACCTTTACAATTATATTATTGCAACCCTTTATGAAGCGTATGGTGAACTTTATGGCTGGAACAAAGAAGAAAACAGTGACCAAAAAAAGAGGCCGAAAACTAATCAATAGTGAAGAGACTATCAAGAAGAACATTATTGAACATCTTGAGATTGGCAATACCATCAAGGCTAGTGCTTTAAAGTCAGGTATCTCTGAAAAGACTTACTATAATTGGTTTCATAAAGATGAACAGTTTGCCCTTGCCTGTGGTGAAGCTATGGCCAAAGCAGAAGAGGTCCTTCTTAATCAGATTATGAAGATGGCTATTACTCGTGATGATTGGAGAGCACCAGCTTGGATTCTTGAAAGACGTTTTCCCGAAAGTTGGGGAGCAAAACAGGAAATCAAGATGGAGACTACAAGCAAGTCTGATGGAACTAATGAAGTTTTATCAATGCTTGAACAAATTAAGAAAGGTCCTTCACAGCCACAGGAGAAGTGTTTTGACACAAAAACTGTGAAGGACCAATCAACCTAGGAGACTAGGAAGACCTTTAGGGCATGACAAACCCTTGAAGGTATAGATAACACACAAACTAGAAAGAAGCAAATGTGGATCATACCAAAAAACTTACCCATTTATCACTCTGCACAGGTTATGGAGGGATTGACCTTGGACTTAAACGAGCTATCGAGCATGTCCGAACAATCGCTTATGTGGAGATCGAAGCCTTCCCAATCTGCAACCTGGTTACGAAGATGGAAAACGGACTTATTGACGCAGCACCTATATGGTCGAATCTTAAAACCTTCCCTTGGGAACTCTTTAGTGGAAAAGTGGATATCCTCAGTGGAGGTTTCCCTTGTCAACCATTCAGTGCCGCAGGAAGAAGAAAAGGAGATGAAGACCCAAGACACTTGTGGCCCTATATCACAAAAGGGATTCAACAGCTTGGAAAACCTTCCATTGTTTTCTTGGAAAACGTCGAAGGAATTATCAGCTCAAAACTTAAAGGGGATCAATGGACAGACCCCGAAGACACCCCTGTTTTGCTCCATGTACTCAGAGAGTTGGAAAGATTGGGTTACAGAGCAACGTCAAGCATATTCTCAGCGAGTGAAATTGGTGCACCACACCAAAGAAAAAGAGTGTTTATCCTTGGTGTCCGAAATGAACTCACCAAAACAAGCCTTGATTATGTCACCAAACTTATTAGCAATACCAAAGAATCAAGAACAGCTTGGCCTGTTACTAGAGGACAAACACAAAATTGGTATGAACCACCAAGGGTTACAGTGGGGAACTCCAAGAGTTGGCCTTGCTTCTGCTCCGAGCGGGGGGGGAAATCCGAACTCAAAAGAGTTCAAGTTCAGACTAGAGAATCAAGTGAATTGGACCACACCAACTGCAAGAGATTGGAAAGAGGGGCGAACTGTAAAACTGAATCCAAGATGGGTGGAAATGTTGATGGGATTGCCAATAGGTTGGGCTATGCCGAGTTGTCAAAATCCTGTGACAATCGAACAGACGAACTCAGAATGTTGGGGAATGGAGTTGTGCCAGATACAGCCACAAGAGCTTTCACAACTTTGTGGAGAGAGTTGGTCAACACCACCAACAAGTCAAAGAGGTGAAAGTTTAGAAACCTATCTTTCACGCATGAAAAAAAGACGCATGAGAGGATTCCTTCAACCTTCTGCTTCAACTTTGCAAATACAAGTTGAAGCAGAAGAAATGGGTATTGATATAAAAAAAGAACTTGCAAAACCATGACAGCAATCAAACTAAACGAATTACAAAGACAAATCATCACAGCCATTAAAGATGAACAAAAGGTAATCAGTGCAAGGTGTGGTTGGGGTAGTGGAAAGACTTGTGCTTTGGTCTTCTCCATTCTCTTCATTGCCAAGACAAGGCCAGGCACTTCAACCTTGGTAGTCACTGACACGACACCAAGGTATAACAGTGTGTTAATGCCCGAAATGCAAAAGTGGTTGTCTCCACTTGGTTGGACCTACAACCACACCAATAAACAATGGCTTGATCCTTCCACAGGTTCAACGGTGTGGTGTCGTTCCTACTATCGACCAGGAACAAGAGACGCTACCCACAACCCACTTGAAGGTTTAAATATCACAAGCGGTGTATGCCTTATTGATGAATGTCAAACCCTTGACATGGAGGTGGCACATAAAGCCCTTGGCCGTCTTCGTGCTGGCCCTTCACCAATCTTGATATTGGTGGGCTTGCCTGTGGCTGATGCTTGGTGGTGCTCGATGGCAGAAAACGCAGGTTATATTCCTATGCTGTTCACAAGCTATGTCAACCAAGACAACCTTGCTGATGAATGGTTTGAAGCCACCAAGCTACTACCTGCAGAAGAACGTGAAGCCATGATTATGAATAAGCCCAAACCACCAACAGGCTTGATTTATCAAGAGTTCACAGAAGGCCACATTATTGAAGATTGGACTTACAAGCCCACGATGACAGGAAGGATTGCCATAGATTGGGGATTCAGAAAACCAAGTGTGTTGATTATTTGCCATGATGAAGACCTTGAAGCTGATGTGATATGTCACGAATTCAACCCAAAGGAAGTGACCACTGAGCAGTTGACAAGTCTTATTCTTTCGGTTGCTTGGCCAAGGTCACTAAAAGACCAAGCACCAAGTGATAGAATATGGTTAGACACAGGGGTGGCTGATAAGGCGGGTAAGGCAAGAAATGACCAAACAGGCAAAAGTGCTTTTCGAGTAATGAGACAACCACCACCTTTGGGCCTTGGCCTTCCATTAAGGTCAACCACTGATCCAATCAAGGTGGATATCTTGAACGGTGTGCAGCGGTTGAAACGTGCCTTTAATTCAAGACGCTACCTAATAACCAAGGAAGTTTGGGAACGTGGTGAACGTGTGACAGGTAACAGCATAAGGAAGGCTTTGCTGTCTTATGCTTGGGATAACAAGGAGCAACCAAAGAAAGATGGAAGAGAAGACCCACTTGATGCTTTAAGGTATGATTGCATTATCTTTAATTGGAATGATGTTGCAGTCGACCAAGGCTATAAACCAAGGGGTGGCGGAATAAAGACAAGAGAAAGAAGACAAGTTAACACAGGAGCAGGAAAGGCAAGATCATTCTAATGATAATACATGGAGACAGCATAGAAGTTTTAAAGACCTTTGAAGCAAACAGCATTGATGCTTTAGTAACAGACCCACCTTATGGCCTTGGTGATACTTCACCAATAAAGGTAAAAGAATGTTTGCAATCATGGCTTAATGAAGAAGTATATGAAACTAGTGGTAAAGGCTTCATGCAAAAAGATTGGGATAAATGGGTGCCAAGTCCAAGCCTTTGGAAAGAAGTTTATCGAGTCTTGAAGCCAGGTGCTTATGGTTTGGTCTTTAGTGGTTCAAGGACTGAAGACTTAATGAGCATAAGTCTAAGGCTTGCAGGCTTTGAAATAAGAGATAGGCTTGTTTGGTTGTATGGCAGTGGTTTTCCTAAGTCTCATAATATTGCCAAGGCGATTGATAAACATCATGGTAGAGAATTTAAGGCGATACCCGCTAGCGGTGTGGACTTTATGAACTCAGATAAAGAAAGATGGAATGTTTGCCACAATCAACTAATACCCCTTGGTGAACAGACCGAAGAAGCCAAAGAGTGGGAAGGTTGGGGAACTGCCCTTAAGCCAGCCTATGAACCCATTATATTAGTGAGAAAACCACTTGAAGGAACGGTGGTTGACAATGTTTTAAAATATGGTGTTGGCGGTATTAATATTGATGAATGTAGGATTGAGACAGATAGAAACCTTGGAAGATTAAACAAAGTTGATAAAGGCATGTACAACTATGGAAATGGAGCGAATAATCCTTATTTAAGAAAGCTAAATGGACTTGAAGCCCTTGGCCTTTGGCCAGCTAATATTCTTCTTGACCAATCCATAAATGACCCACAGCTTAAAAGATACTTTTATTGTGCTAAGGCTTCACCTAGTGAACGTGAAGCAGGTCTTGAACACTTGCAAAAAAAAACCATGGGTATGAGTAATGATGCAATCGCACGTATCAAAAGAGGAGTAACTTCTTGCAACAAAGAAGATTTAGGGTATCGCAGAATAAAGCAAAGATCAAATATCCACCCAACAGTAAAACCAATTAGCCTTATGAGATACCTTTGCAAACTAATAACACCCAAAGATGGAACAGTTATTGAACCATTTGCAGGCAGTGGAACAACCTTGTGCGCTGCAGTAATGGAAGGCTTCAAGCCTATAGGGATTGAAAGAGAAGAAGAATACATTGATATAATTAAGGCAAGATTAAAACATTGGTCAGGTGGTCAGTATGATATGACAGAAGAACCACCACAACCAAAGACAGGTGAACAACTAAGTTTATTTTAGGAGCGTATTATGGAACTAATTGAAACCAAGTTGGCCATTGTCTTACTTGACTTGATTGGTTCTACTAAGTTTGTCCAACGTGCTGGTGCTATGAAAGCAGCAAGGTTGAAGAATGAATCCCGAAGGGATAGCCCAAGGTCATATTAAACTTGTCCTAGATTCATTGATAGAAATGAAAAGACCTTGGGCTGCCTTCATATATCACTTGATTTTATACTGAACAACCTTTTATTGATAAATTATGTTATAGGTGCTTATATGATATA